GTAGAAGTTTTAAATACAACTACATTACGCAACTCATAACATTCTCTAGAAACTGATTGAGCTTGATGTGGAAGTTGTGCCGAAAATACTATTAATCTATTTCCAACATACGGGATTAGTTCTCCGTCAACTAAAGTACCACCTTGCCAAGACATTCTCCAATCTAATCTTGGGTAGTAAATCATGGTGAAATCACCCTCATCTTTATGTATATGAGGTTCAATGCCATGAGTATGAGCATTCATGTATAGTCGTTTATATCTATTGACTTTATATTTGTCTTCAAAGTTATACTTTTTAATGGATGTATTCCAAATAGGTAAAAGCCACTCATACCCATTCTTAATAACTTCATCGTCGTCGTGGCCACCCAGAACATGCCAGTGCTTGTTTACTTGCCCGTTTTGAGAATGGTAATCATATTGCCAGTAGACTTCCTTCATTTGCATATGAATTAATTCTGCAATATGTGTTTCTAATACATCATCATAAATATCAGTCATTTAAATTTACCTCTGGACATAATCTCTGTTAGGCAAGCAAGCATGTTGATTTCTTGATCTGCAACAAACGCTGCTTTATACTGATACTCACCCAGAATAACAACAACATGGGGAATACTAGAACCATCCATATAATCGTACAAGTTGTCGTAAAGACGGCGGAACAAACGAGTAGGATCATTGTCAATATTGTTGACAATCCATTTGCGAACATTAGTAAACTCCTTCTGTTTCATAGACTGCATAAGTTCTTTGATATTTATCTCTGAAATATCTACAAGTATTCCAGCGTCAATTCTGCCAGACACAGAGTATCTTTGAAGCTCATTTAGAACCCTTCTCCAATCTGGAAAGAACTTGTTAATAACCTCTGCAACTGCTTTAGGTTCAAATTTGATATCCTCTACAACGAGAACATTCATAACCCTTCTGAAGAATTGTTCAGCCAGTTCCTTCTTCTCTGATTTTGGAACTGTAAAATCCACCACACTACAACGAGAATGTAATGGTGGTATCAAACGATTCTTGTAGTTACAGGTTAGAATGAAGCCACAGTTCTTATGAAACTCCTCAATGAACCCACGTAGCGCAGGCTGTGTTGATTGTGGATTTAAATAGTCTGCCTCATCCAGAATAAGATATTTGCGACCACCATGCAGAGACACAGTGGAAGCAAAGTTCTTAATCTTGGTTCTGAGAACATCAATACCTGACTCCTCAGAACCATTGATAAACATGTAAGTCAAACCAAGTTCATCTAGCATGGCCTTAGCAGCAGTTGTTTTACCAATGCCAGGACCACCAGATAGTATTAGGTTTGGTATATCACCTTTAGAAATAAACTCTAATAGCGTTTGTTTCAGCGCATCTGGTAGCACACACTCCTCAATTGTTTTAGGTCGATACTTCTCTACCCATAAAAAATCTTCCATTCCTCACCTCAACCGTAATATGATTCTGGTTCAAGAGCAATAAAATATTCAATGTCAAAATTTGCATTTTTAAAGTTACTGATCTTATTAGAAGACACATTGACATCATATGTTCCAGACATAAGCCTTAGATTCTCAACCTTGAACCAGAACTTGTAATCAACAGCATCTGATTGTTCTTGAAAAATTTCTGCATGATATGCATTAGCAGTATCATTTTTCTTATCAGTAACCCTGAGATTGCCACCTTCCAGAACCATATCAGGCGCACCGATACTTGCAGCTGCCCTATTAATCTCAGATAATTGTTCAGTTGATAGAGTAAAGTTAACTTCACATTCTGGCATTGTAATTTCTTTAGTTACTGTTGTAACTACGGATGGATCACTATACCAATATTTTAATGAGTTGTTAGTCTCGCCTTTCATCACAACAAAATTATCTTGAAAATCTAAATCCAGATTTGTAAATAGAGACATGCAAGCAAGAAACTCATTCAAGTCATAGATAGCAACATCTTTCTCAAATGTTTCTTCAACTGTAGCTTTAGCCACAATATTCTTCATAGCAGACATTGTGTTCAGTGTTGACCCCATATTAATCATTAGGTTTTGATTAATTGTGGAGTAGTTCTTCAACACAGAAATTGTATTATCACTTAGTTTCATTTTCGCTCTCTTCCATTTCATTAATGTATAACGCTATAATACCATAGTGAATTACTTTTAGCAAGTCCCTTCTGTTCTTTCCATCTTTTTTTCCATACCGTTGAGCATACTTTAATATGTTTCCGATACAGAAACCTTCACCATGACCACCATCTATGATAAACTCTGTGGCTTGAAACTTGTTTTTGCTGTAGTGTTCATCATAGGTGGAGTCGATATACTCTCTCAATTCATCAAGAGCATGTCCTTCATTATATTTGTAGTCCAGCACTAAGTTACCTCTTTCTCAAAGAAACCATCTTCTTTAGCTTTTTCTAAAACTGCTTTCTCTTTTTTACGCCGGTCTTGCATATCATAAAATTCTTTCTTTTGTTCTTCAGAACGTCCCATCAAAATCTGTTCATCAGAATCATACACATTCCAATTCATAGCAATAGACAATCTTTCGCCTTCACCAAAAAATGGATAGACTTGGTGGTGTAACCAGTTAGGAAAAATCCACATCTGACCAACAGTAGGTTTAAACCATTCCTCACCAACAGGCTTTAGGGTTGCTGTATCTTGGTTGCTGATAACGTCCCAAATACATTGAGTCCATCCATCAACAACACCACTGGCATGATTTAAACTTGGAATTCTTGGTGCGTCTGGTGGTATATTAGAAGTCCATTCTTTCCACTTATCTTCAATAGATTGGGGGTTACTTAACCACATAAACCCAGACAGTCCTGCTAGGGTGTTGCACCCATGAGTATGATAAGGGTTATAGTCTCCAGCATATGCGTGATTAGTCCAAACCTCAAAGCAATCTGATCTTGATAATCTGCCCACCATGTCAGTGAGATACTTATCACCAACACCATTCATAACCTTTTTCCACATCTTACCAACATCAGTAGTAAGATCAATGTCTATCTGTTTTGATTTTTCATTATTGTGAAGTTGACCAATAAGCTTATTGCCAGCATCTTTTCCTGTATTTCTAAGTCTTTCAACTTCTTCTATAAGTTCATTAACAATGTCTTGTCCAAAAGTCACTTTACCTAAAATTACAGCAGGCTTAACATGTTTTTCCATTTCAATCATTCAAATATACCTTTCATCATACTATAATCATAAAGGAATGGGGGGGTTTTGTCAACCCCCCCTTCCAATCATTTCACCTCAATAATACGAGGCTTCTTTTCTTCTGGAATAATACGCTCAAGTTCAATAGTGAGCATTCCATTTTCAAGTCCAGCACTATTGACAACGATATCGTCAGCTAGTGTAAACTTACGGTCAAACTTGCGATAAGAAATCCCACGATGATAAGTAAACTCATCGCTTTCATCTTTCTTGTCTGACCTGACCGATAGAGTATTCTCGGTCAATTCCACCGTAATGTCCTCTTTACCAAATCCGGCAAGAGCCATTTCAATTGTGTAGGTAGTGTCACCTCCCTTTTGGATGTTGTACGGTGGGAACCCTGACGACTGCAAATTATTTTTTGCATATAGTTGAAGCTGATCGAAGATTCGATCATATCCAACTGCGTAGGGTGTGAGTTGATTGAAGTTGTCAAATAGACCTAGTGCTTTGCTTGTAACCATAATATTTCTCCTTTTACTAAGCAAGATTATGTTTCGTATCCCATAAGGCGATACTGTTAAAGTGAAATGGTTTTTTAGAAGAACCATTTCAAAAACTTCCTTCCAAGGACTTACGAATTGCCCTGTGTATTATATATAGTCATTTAGATGACACCATCTGGTTTTTCTTCACCCTCTAAAGTGTCGAGTTTATCATCAGTGGCCAACACACCAGCATCAACCTTTGTGTAGAGGTCGATGAAAGACTCTTTGGTATCTTCGTCGAACCGGGCAACACACATCTCAATGGCAGTCATCTTGTCTTTGAAGATAGTGAAGGCTTTCACAATGTGGTCTAACCGACGAGTAGAGATGATTTCATCAACACCACCATCATAGAAAGTCTTACGGATGACTTCAGCCCACGTTACGAGATTGTCAGCAAACTCTTCATCGACTTCACCATACTTCTTCATTGAGCCGATGACAATCTTCTTCTCGACAGTAGCAGTAGGATAGGGCTGCTCGATAGTGATAGCAAACCGCTCAAGGAATGCTTCATTGAGGATGTTGGTTCCGATAAAGCGTCCATCTTCAGAACCCTTACCTTTGGTGTTGGCAGTTGCAATCACATTGAAACCATCTTTCGGAGTGATCCACTTGTTGACTTTCTTGAGGAACACACCCTTGCCCTCAAGGACAGGCTGTAGAGCGAGCATCTTGTTTGAACCAAGGTCACACTCATCAAGGAGCAACGTGCAACCACGCTCCATTGCCTCAATGACAGGACCGGGAACAAACTTGGTTTCACCATTCACAAGACGGAAACCACCGAGCAGATCATCCTCATCAGTCTCGATTGTGATATTGAGTCGGATCAACTCTTTACCAAGTTCAGCGTGCAACTGTTCGACCATCAGAGTCTTGCCGTTACCAGACAATCCGGTGATGAAGACAGGATAGAACATGCCGGACTTGACAATCTTTTTCAGATTACCATAGTTGCCCCAAGGAACGAAACCCTCAAACGGAGCAGGAACCAAGTTCTGCCTCTCCATGTTCGATGCGACCAAGTTCATGACCGTATCAGCGACAGGAGTAGCAACCACATCAGCAATGAATGCAGGAACATCGAGTTCCGGCAACTTGAACTGATTGTAGCCCACGTTACACCGTTTAAACCAAGTAGGATACGGAACCCCTGCTTTCTCAGCGGCAACCCGTGCATTATCTTTGGTGATGGTTGAACCGTTGCCGAAAATCTCGGCAGCAACCTCGACAAACAACTTTTTGCGGGGAGTTAATTTCACAGTCATAGCAACCTCGTTTGCTGTTTTCATCATCATTATCTTATTATCGCACGTTAAAGGAAGTTTGTCAACACTTATTTTCACTTTTTTCAAAGTTTTTTTATGCAACCAATGCGACAAACTTATTGAGAAGCACTCGACTCTGGATGCGTCCCTTGTTGGACTTGGCGAAGGCAGTCTTGAGTTTGCCCTTGGAAGCACCGACCAAATCATCATCTAGACCACTATTCTCGACAGTCAGTCCACCACCACCCGGCAGAATGAAGTACTGGTCATAACCCCTAGAGTCAAGCATCACAACCTTGTCTTTACGCATCTTGGCCATTGCCTGCTCGACATCTAATTTGTCATCTCTTAGAAGATACCACCAAGTGTTACGTTTGATAGTGCCTCGGGAACCTTGGCCAGCAAGGAAGAATCCAACAACATTCATACCATACACTCGATTCCTGAGAGCTTCAAGGAGAACATTGGTAATGCCATTCCGTCCAAATTCATACCGCTTGTTATTTACAGGGTCAATCAAAAGATTTTC